GGCTTTGTTCCGACCTTTAATCCATCCTCCGACCCCTATGCTCAAGCCGTTGCAGCAGACCCCGCTAAGGGCGCTGTACTGCCTCCAGAAGAAAAGGTGTTTTTCTCTAGAGCTAACTCTCCTGAACTGCCAGCAAACATTAAAGCTGGCATGGACGCTATGATATCTGCCTCGCCAGATAATAAAACTCCAGGGGAAACGTACCTTGATGTGTTAGACCAAGGGCCAATAGATCGGCAATTGACGGAGTTAAAGCAGGGTACGGTGTTCCGTTACGCCCAGCTTGAAAACTACAAAGACAAACTTGAAAAAGAAGTTTTAGCAAGCTCTAGTGCAATGGTTGCTGCTATGGATGCCGACAGGTCTTCAGCGATGACTGCAAGCGCATTGACAAGCGGCTCTATTGTTTATAAAGGCGGCATGACTCAAGTTGAGGACTTTGAGCACACATTCTCAAACGAATCATCTAGAGCAGGCGAGACAAAGACATTTAAAGGTCTTATAGATGTCATGGCTATGCTTTACCAAAACGGAACATCTTATGAAGAAATTGCTCAAACATACGCTATAGCTAGAAGGGCTGGCAGGCTAAAAGCCGAAGGTATTGACTCCCCTGGTAACCCAAAAATCTGGGCTGAGCAGATTAGGTACGCCGAATCCATATTAGACGCTGATGGCAATTCTATAATCAAGGATTGGTATGAGGTCTGGAACGGTTACAACAGCAAGACAATTCAATTCCTTAAAGATACTGGTGTCTTAGATGATCAGACAGCAGAGATCTGGGCTAATCAATCAGATTATGTTCCATTTTATCGGCAAGCTGAAGGTGTTGAAACTCCAGACATACCAAGTCTTTTTGGTGGCTTAACTGCTTCTGCTGGCTTTAAGGCCATCAAGGGCAGCGAAAAGCAAGTTAACGTTCCATTGCTTGACGCAATCGCTATGAACCTTGATGCTGCCGTTGGCATGGGGATGCGTAATGTTGCTCAACAAAGAATTGTTCGGGACATGGTCAAGTACGGCTTGAGTCGAGAGCTTAAACCGAAAGAAGTTGCCAGAGGAGAGCTTGTTGTTACCTTTAAGGTAAACGGCAAGACCAGAAGGTTTACTATAGATGACCCGTTGGTTTATGAATCAATGCAACCGCTTGTTGGTGGTGCTGGCCTTGATCTGGTATCCAATATCTTAGGGAAACCAGCAAACTTGCTAAGAGAGATGGTGACAAGAGATCCAGGGTTCATCATGGCAAACATGATGCGAGATACTTTGTCTGCTTACGTCACATCTGGCTCTGACTTTATTCCTATCTACGACACACTGAAAGGCTTTGCAGAAGCTGATATAGAGCAGCTAGAAAGACGGGGCATTGTTGGTGGTTACGACTACAGCAAAGATCCATCTGACATTAGCAAGTATCTAAATGACAAGCTTAAAGAGCGCGGCTATCTAACAGACAAGACTCCGTTTGCGCTGAAGCCGTTTATTGGAGCTTGGAACGCTCTTGGCGGCCTAACAACTAGGTCGGACGCGGCTACAAGAAAGGCTGTTTATGAAGACGTTTTAGCTAGAACCGGCGATGATGCAGAAGCTACCTTCCAAGCCAAGGAAGTTATGAACTTTGGTCGCCGTGGCGCTCATCCTGTAATGAGGGTGATTACTACTGCAATACCATTCTTGAATGCAAGACTTCAAGGCCTTGACCTTCTTCTGAGTGCAACAGTTGGCAAGAGAAACGCAAACAAACAGCTAAGCAGAGGTCAGGCTACAAGATCTCTGTTAATGCGTGGATCAATGATTGCTGCGTCAACGGCACTTTACTTCATGCTTGTAAGCGACGATGAGCAATACGAGCAGACAAATGAGATCAAGGACAACAACTGGCTGATTCCAACTCCTTGGGGCGTTCCGTTTAAGTTCCCAATTCCTTTTGAGGTAGGTTTGTTGTTCAAGGTTATTCCCGAAAGGGCATTAGCTTTAGCCACAGGCAGGGCTACGGGTCGAGAAACAGTGGAGTCATTGACTAGGGGCGTGATAAGCACCCTAGAATTAAACCCCTTGGGTGTTCAAGCAACTGCACCACTTGTTGAAGCTATGGTTAACTACAGCTTCTTCACTGGACGATCTGTAACGCCAGTGTTTGTTGATATGCAAATAGCCAAAGAATATCAAGACCTAATAGGCACCACAGAGATGGCTAAGCTTTTAGGTCAAACATTCAACATGAGTCCTATAAAAGTTGACTACGTTATGAGGGGCTATACCGGAACGCTAGGTGCTTACGTCATTGATATTGTTGACACCATACTGAAGAGTAAGACGCTTCAAGGCGATAATCGGTCAGTGCTTCCGGCTAGAGGATTGTCACAGTACCCTGTAATTAAGCGGTTCCTTGGTCAAGAGTTTGGTGGAGAAGCGACTCAACGCCTCTATGAGATGAGCAATGAAGTAAACACTTTTTACAACACGTTCAACAAACTGGCTAAGGAAGGCCGCGAGGAAGACCTTCGTAGGTTCTCAGCGGGTAGAGAGCACCTGATTGGACTCAAATCATCAACCGATGATCTTCGTCAAACTGTAGCGGATCTTCGCAAGTATAGACGATTCATACAAAGATCTGACATGACCGCAGCCCAAAAGCAAGCTGAGATCAGAGAGATTGATCAACAACAGAAGTATCTTCTTGAGGTTGTTCCTCAACTAATGGAACTGGCTGATCTTCCTTCGGTTGATGTGGGATCACGGCTGCGTTAACGCTGACATCAAGGTGCGGGGAGCAATCCCCCGCAGCAAGATGTATAACGTGTAGCTGGCCTGTAAAGTCGCAAACCAAGGTGCAGTCACCCCCTTTACTATCATCATTTTTTACAGCCACCCAATCGTGAACATGAGCACTAATCGCGTCTGCGTAAAAAAGCAACAGCAACAAGAAGATAACCCTCATTGCTCAAGGTTCCGTCTGACCACGTTGTAAACCGTGTGATAAGGGAGTGCTAAGTCCTTGGCGATCTCCATGTAGCTCAAACCACGCTTCCGATGCCTCAAGATAATGCCAATATACTTTTCACTGATTGTTGACTTGCGCTTCTTCTCATCGAAGGCTTCTGGCGGTGGGGCTGGCGGGGTGTACCCGCTCTGGCCTCTAATAGACTTCAAGAACAAATTACTCACCAGGTACCTCGCGGATGTTGTTTACAGTTATGGTCGGCTCGCTCCACATCTCGACTAAGTTCATTTCGCCGCCGCTTTTAAGCCTTTCAAGTGCTTCTTCTTCGGTCTTCGCGTTAATAACAAACTCTCCGTCTTTGGTCACTGATACCTTTAAATAAAACTTGCTCATATTTTCTCCTTTAACTTTTTATCTCATCTCGGATTGCGAAGGCCAAGATGTTCTCTTGATTAAGCGCAGTAGTGTTTTTTGATCAACCTTTTGTTCAGCCAATATTTTGCTAAACGGCACACCTTCTGCTTGCATCCTCCATATCTGGAGTTTTTGTTCTTCTGAAAAGTGCTTGGTATTGACTCTAGATAGCCTAACGTCAATATAGTTTTGTTTTTGTTTATCTTGAGCCTCTATAGCTCTTAAAAATAAGTTACTAATATAAACCCCCTTTGTTAGCCCCGCCTGTTTGACCCCGTGGACGGGAACACGGTTGTGAGGAGGCGTAGGTGTCGCCCCCTTGGTCTAGTTAGCCCCGCCTGTCGGTCAACGCGGACGGGAACACGCTACTGGGTATGGAGTACCCTGACCTAAACTTTATTATCAAGGCGTGGGTCATCGCCTGTAGAAAAGCGCATGTACCACAACGCCTTCTCTCTGTCTTCAGCGGGGTTCCACTTCTTATTCTGCCTCCAAATATACTTGAACGCGGTAATAGCTGCATAGTCTTGAACACGCTCAAGGCCAAAGGCTGCAACCATTGCGTCAATGCACTCAATCTCATTCTCTGCGTAATGATTTGGGCTGTTCACCATATCCTCTTGTGAAGTCTCTACGGCCTCTGAGGTAGCTTCAATCAGTGTGTCACGCATCATGTTCGCCATGATAAATCCTGGCTCTTTGGCTGCCACAACTTTGGTTTTGAGCGCCTTCTCACCGTAGAGAGTAATAAACGACTTTATCTTGTTAATGGTGTTTGTGCTCAACTTGCCGCTCCTGTTTTTAGCTTTGATTAAGGTCTGAACATGAACGCCTGCAACACTTGCCACTTGCTGATCATCAAATCTAATTAACCCTTGAATCTGGGTCATCTTTTCAACTTCTTCTTTCTTCAACAACATCCTACTTCCTCAATATAGGGAACCATCGACAGTCAAATATGTAGCTTGATTTAGCGTTACCTGACGAGTCATCTACCCTCTGTTTATATGTGTGCTCCTTTGCAAGACCACGGGTTATCAACCTAGTTATCCTGGTTAGGTCAGACCAGTGAACTTCTTTGTAATCCGTTATCTCTATATCAAAAACAATGATGATGTTCGGGTACAACTGTTGATACCGGACAACGTCTTTTTTGTTTAATGAAATAGCGTACTTTGGATCTATACCAAACATCTCCTGAGACAACCGCCACTTAGTCCTGATCGTTTTTAAGTCTGACGGGAATGAGATCCGCATGTCATGGGTGAATTTGTCATTGGCCTTTGCCACATTGGGCAATACATTCACCAAGTGAAAGTCTTGAGACTTGAGGAAGTTGCCCTCCTCAAGCTCTCCAAGCTCACACCAAGACTGCTTGTCTTGGAGATCCATCTAGAACGGTATATCGTCTTCGATGGGAGCAACCTCAACTACTGGAGGTGGTGGTGGCGGTGCAGATTGACCGTCCTCTGGAGGCATAACCTCTAGAGTGATGCCAATATACTTGCCTCTTGGCCCATCGTTGTTCCAAGCAGCCATCCTTATGTCTAGCTCACTTGCACCAGCCTTAAAGTGTTCCATGATAAATCGGGCTTGAGCCTTCGTTATCGTTAATGGGCCACGGTAATACGGGGCTTTTTCGCTCTTCCTTTCCTTCTCGACAAATAGAGCACCAGAACTGGTCTCTTTCAGGTCATAATTAGGCATCTTTTGTTTCTCCTTTCAAGATTGCTGCTTTACGGTTGGTAAACATTTCGACCATCTTTTGATAGAGGTCGGCGTGTTGGTTTTGAATCGTTGTTATTTGACCCCTGTTGTCATTCCAATAGCCTACCAAGCCTTCTTCGGTAGTCATCATGTCAATGAACTGCCCCATCGCCCCTACAAACGCCTCAGACGCTACTCGCGTGTTCTCAGGGGTTGGTGCAGGCTCTTCTTCTGTTGCTACAGGTTTAGGCTTTGCCGCTTTTTTTGCTTCGGGTGCTGGCGTTGGTTTTGGTGTTGATTTTGGCGTGTCCTTTTCCGCACTAGGCAGGTCTTCACCCGCATAGATGTAGAGTCCAAGGCCAAACAATG